GCTCACTCTTCCGTTAAACTGCCTTTTACAGGCAGCCACCACCCTCAAGGAGGGAATCCGCAAAGTGCGGCACGAGGATTTCAATCTCTCGTACCGTCCGCTTTGTTACCAAACCAAGCATAGGAGTCTCGACTAAATGACTTAATCGATCGTCGCTTTCCGGTTTCCATAGAGAGTAACTCAGCCAACCGTGCTCAGTGCCGAGACCCTGTTCCCAGGGTCTGTCTTCGGCAACTGTGCAGGTGGCTACCTCCATGAGAACCGGTATCCTCCAGCCCTCCCATCCAACGTACTTCCGTGAGGAAGCCGGCTTATTGGGAAGACATTCGTCGAAAGTGCCAATAAAGGCACCGTCGCCGAACCCGTCAGGTATGCGAGGTCTACGCCACTTGGGAGTTACAAAGTTCCGGAGCCAGAAGAGCAATCCTCTGACTTCGGGGACAGCGAACCCATTCAACTCCATACGTCGTTGCCAACGACGAAGCTGATTGTGGAGCTTGAAGACAGAAAGATGACTGCCGTCAAACTTTTTAACATAGAACGGAGTAACGTCTCTTCCGCTATCATAGTGTTTACCACATGATTCACGGAACGGACCATCAAGAAATGTCTTCTCAATGTTCGCTTTAAAGCCGCAGAAACCAAGTAGGTCTACGACTTCATGGGCTATCCGTGTTGGCACGACGAGGTCGTCGCCGTACACAGCAATGAAACGTCTGGATGCCCCATAAGCGTCAGCTACAGCCGAACAGAGAGCCCAGAAAATCAGGCTTTCTAACTCGAACGTGTAGCCGTTGCCCATGGAGCTGAACTTCCGGTAATACACTTTCCGGTCGCCCAGAATACCAACCCCACTACGACATTCTTCCATCGTAGCTAGCCAGTCAGGAGGGAGCAGATACCTTACTAACTCGAGCGCCACAGTATCACTAGCCATTGACAAGTCAATGGTAGCGAGTAAACCTGTGACGGACCCAAGCTTTGCCATGTCAGCATTAGTTTGCTGGCCATGGTCAAGGTCCACTCCCACCCGCTTCAAACGCGAGCGTATCATTGCGCCGATCCCTTTCTGACGTAACATATTCAGTCGGGGCTCGATTGCAATGGCGCGTCGCGTCTTCCAATTCTTCTCCACACTTGTCACCTTGTTGCCTGGAACGAGCTTAAAGAAGCCAGCTTCGTTCCTGCACTGATCGCCAAATGGCTCTCTTGCGAGTATCGTACATGAAGTCCATGCACGTGACCAGTCAAGGTTTGCGTAGGTCGTCTCGAACGGTAAGTTCGATATTTTAAACACCTGATGGCCGTTCCGACGGGGCAAAGAATAACTTGCCCCACCGGAGTAAGTGGCCAACCTGTGTGCTTCTGCTTCACAGAACGGTCCCAACGCGCTAGAAATTTTCCGCTTGGCATCTTCCAAAAGAGACCAAGCGCCAGTCCGGAGTGTTGAAGCTCCGGACCGGTCTAGACGAAGGAACCGCATGTTGGTGGAAGCGCACATCTGTTCCGCCTCATCGAATCGACTCCAAGTGCGGGCCTCTTGTTCAGGGGTAACCGTACCGGGGTCGTACTTTGAGAACACCTCAGACAGCAGATACGCTATTGCGTTTCTACGGGCATCACCAATACCCCACCGGATGTTTTCGATGGTGTGTTCGGGGATGCTTGATCCGCTGCAGTCTTCAGCGAAAGCTCCAAAGAGCCTTTGCTTGAACTCTGAGAGAACAGATACGCCACGACGACGACGAGCCCTAGAAGGGCCAGGAGACTGCGAAACCATGTAAAGGCTCCAATAAGTAAGTAACCCAGTTGAATGGGCTGCAGGGGGTGTTTAGACCCGATGTCCACGAGTTAGTAAATCGGCTCGAGGCCATCAACAACGCTCACGAGGGTTGCATGACCAAGAAGGTTCTGCAGCATCTTGAGGCTGTTCTTGCGCTCCTGTGCCGTGGACTGTTGCGAGAAGTTAATCTCGAACTTTGCGGAATTGTTCCGCACCACGACATTCGTGCCGTCGACTACCGCCTCCACAGGGTCGTTAAACCCGATGGCGAGCTGGTAGGCACTCTTAGGAGTGCGCGGCGTGGCCAATTCGATTCGCAGAGTTTCGAAACCCTGCGGCGAAGTGGCACTACGGTTGGCCAGGACGGCCAAGGCACCATCGGTCGTAACCGGGGTGAAAGTGTGCGTCACCGGGCTGACTTCAGCATCGGCGATCGCAATAGAACCCATAGCGGGCATAATAGTACCTTTAAAGGTAGGTTAGAAGAAACGGCGGCCAGGAGGGCCACCGCTACCGAGCGCTTGTGATAACAGTGAGACACCGTTAGCAAAGCGCGTGAGGTTCAGTCCCGTCCCGAGGGTCGGAAGTGAAGGGAGAGGCGACGCATCATACTTGATTCGATCCAGCTTAACCAACCGTTTACGGGAGGCATACTGGTCGGCAAGTATTTTGTAATTGCCGCTCGCCCAGGTGGCCCCGCCACCTTTGAAACGTGCAACTACTTCACGACGTTCAGAGCGAGAACCGCTCTTGAACTGCATTCCGTGAGCCGCGTCAAGGACATTAAGGTAATCTCCGACTTGGAGAAACCAGTCCACGACGAAACTGTACGGTACAGCCTCCCACATTAACTGTAGGGGGTTCGTGAAGCCCAAGGAGGTCAAGGCCTGCTTAAAGGCATTCCCAGGATGATAGTCCAAACGGACAAACACACCCTGTTTATGCACAGTGTCAAGCCACCCTGCACCCGGCGTTCCATCAGCCGGGTAAAAGGTTTGTTTAACCACCTTTTCACGCGCGACACCCTTAACCGTGACTACCCAGTCATGGAGTCGATGTTGACTGTCAGCAAGTGCTTCGCACGAGCCATACAGATCAGACATCAGCGGGCGCCAACCGTATTGGTACTCTAACCAGGATCCAGGAAGTTGCCGAGGGTCACCCCCAAGCACCTTCCAGGCCTCTTTCAACTTTCGTCTACGGAGGAGTTCCACGGACCTGGCTATACGGTTTACAGACGAGGTTAACAAATTAGCAGTCATCCGCCTTTCGGTGAATGCTTGCCCCAGATTAACTTTCTGGTCTTTCAAATTTGTTAGAGCTTGAATAATAGCTCGATTCCTCATCTGTGTGGTCACAGGAAGCACGTCAACCGCACGAGTGCGATTGGCGTAGGCACCGATAACGCCTTCGTGAAGTATTTCATTCACGTTGAACGCATCGGGAGCCACATGCTTCGCGTGCCATTTTCCTGACCCATTGTCGCACGTCGAGTAAGACGCGCTATAATCGAGGGGGTCTAACCACCCTTTAGGCTTACGACGATTAGTCCCGCTGCGGAATACAACGTATTCCTTAGATGGAGTGTAGTCGTAAACGAGTTGTGTAGAGTTGCGCGAGATGCGCTTCAATACACTCGTATTCGGAATTGCTTCCGTATGCGACTCGATAATAGCCATGAGTGATCTCGATTAGGGTCGTCGCTTTTGGCGACCTCTGTACCAGAGTACCTCTCGTATTTGACTACGA